TAAAAATTGCATAATCTATTGTTTTAAATTGTTATTTACTAGTAATATCTGTTATCTGTTCCTCCGTGATTGCTGGAGGGAAGTCCTTCGTCACGATGTCGGTCACTTTGTTTGCGATATCCTTGTAGATATCCGTGCCGAGTTTTTTTGCTGTCACGCTGCCGTCTCTGATGTTTCCAGTTGATATACAGTCCTCGGTCAGATGGTCGTGTTTGACCGCTCCCGGTTGTAGTTTATCTGAGGTCACACAATTGGATGCTAGGTGTCTGTTCTTTACTGAGCCATCGGCAAGCTTCGCTGCCGTTATCGCCCCATCCGCAATTTGCGCTTCCGTTATTGTTATCTTGGCGAGTTCACTCTTGATAATCCTAACGACCGCATCGTTCTCCAGTTTATCGTCCATCATGGCAAGCATCCTGCTTAACTCGACAACGATGTCGTAAATTTCCGTACCGACACGCACCGCTGTGTTTTCTCCAACCTGCGTTGCATCTCGTATCAGCTCTGCCATACGGAGCATTTTTTGAATATCCTCGTTCATAACTTATTTGCTTTTAGTTGCCTATTGCGTGAATGTGTGCCCTTGATCCTCGCTGTGGCTTTACTTCCCCTTTTGGGGTGAAGTGCTTTAGGTATTCAAGGGCATCTGATAAATATCTCTCAGCCATATCCATGATGTCGTTGTACTGCTTGTTGCTCGATACGTCTTGAACATGGTCTGAATAATCGTCTCTGTGGCGCATTCCACCTGCTCGGCTTACAATTGTGCCATCGGCACGAAAAAGCCTCGCATACGTGAAATAAGCGAGTGCCTTGCGTATTCCGCTGGTGTACTTCTGCACCTTGGTTTCGTCTTGGCTGCAATCGCCCTCCTTCTTGGTGGTGTATTCTCCACCGTCCAGGAAGACCGCAGGCTGGAAATCGGGCAATACTGAATCGCCCCACTCTCCCTGCTCGGTCGCTGCCTTGAACCGCTCATACCCGATGGCTGGTATGATGTTCGCATCTTCGCATTCCCGAATGTATGCGTTCACCTCATCCTCATCTAGGTGCGTGCTGGTCGGTCGTGCCAGTTCCCGGAACTGATCAACCGTGATAAGTTGTTTTCTTTGTTCTCCCATAGGCTCTATAAATTAATCTATCGTGTTGTTCCCTGAAACCTCGCTGCTGATATACTTCAACGGCTGTAGCTTCGGGTCTAGGTTCTGAATGGATGGGTCGTACCATCTATTGAAAATTTTCTTGAAGGCTCGCTCTATGAAACGCTGCTCGGTTGTTACTTCGCCTGCATAGTACTCGTAAGCGTCCTGCATAACTTGTCCGCTGAATCCCAGCTTGCCAATACGGATGGAGTAGAAGAGTTCTTGGTGGAACTGTGCGTAAATGCGCTCGATAACGCTGCTGTCAGTCACGGAAAACTCCTTGTCGAAGTTTTTTGTCGGGAAGGCGACAACCTTTGGTTCGTCTTCCTCGTTCTCCACCTCTACAGCAAGAATCTTCGCTGTGTTCTCGTCCCCTTGGAACTGCAAAAGGTCTTCATCGGAAATCATCTGTCCGCTCTCCACCTCTTCTCCTTCCTCGTTGAACTTCGGAACACCCTTCTTGGTTACGAGCATGCACGATACTAGGAAGTTGTTGCGGACGTTTCTCATCTTGACGTTGCCAAGTCCCTCATCGGTTGAAATCTCAGTGATGGCTGAATCGTAGCTGGCTGTCGGATAGATAAACTGTCCGTCTAGGCTCTGCCACAGAATCTGTCCCTTGTAGCTGTCGATGCCGCCAGCGTTCTCAATCTGCTTAAGAACGATGTCGGGGTCGGGGTTGAAGACGTTGATGCGCTCGATAGTCTTGTCGTTCACCATCAACCGCTTTCCGTTCCTCGTTTTCTTCTGCTCCCAGTCTGGATGCAGCAAGACGTGCGCCACGTTCCCCTTGTCGTCCGTCTCTTCCAGTCGGCAATTCTCAAAGGGTACGTGGCTCACGCTCGACACCTGCCCTAGAACGTTGTAGTTCACATGAAGGGCAAAGCCTCCAAAGCGTGCGAGGTCTTGCGCTACGTTCCGGAGCAAATCGTCTGCCGTGTCCCCTTGCTGGTTCATCGTCAACGCTGCTAGAATGTCGCTATCAAAGCCGTAGCCCTCAATGAATCGGGCATATCGGTTAAGGCACAGCATTGCCGTACCGCTGGCTTCAGTGATGCGTGCGAGGTTCTGCGGATATAGATTATCATATCCGTATGCCTGCATCTTGAATCGGCTGACGTAGCCAATATCAACCCTTCGCTTTGGCTTCTTAACTGTCTTAACGTTCATACTGCTTGTGTCGTTTTACTTGTTGTTTTGTTACTCTTCCTTGCCTGCTTTTTCGGCTTGGTCGAGGTCTTTCTTCTTGTCGCTGCCTGCTGTTTTTTCGGCAGGATCTTTCCCGGTGGTATCATCTGCACCGCTGTCGATGCCTTCTGGCTGCTGCTTGTTCTCGATGAGTTCATCGCTGGGTATCTTCTGAAAGTAACTTTCCATGTGTGGGTACTTCGTCAGATATTCATGCGCTACCTTGTCGGTCAGGTTCTCATTAGTGAAAATCTTACCATGGTAGAAATCCGGGCAGGAAATGATGAAACCTGCCTTCATAGCGTAATTACATGTTTTTGGCATTGCCTTTTCTTTTTTGAGTTTTAAATAAATTTCGATTAAAGCATCGTGGTAACACTGCTGGCAGGTTGTCGGTACAAACCGCTTGTGCGTTACCTCAAAATAGAGAGTTTCAATAACTGCCTTGTCGGTTGCATCAAAGGGACTGTCGAAACGTGCCTTCAACTCCCAGACCTTGGCTGTTGCTTCCTTGTATGTCATAGGCTACTCTGATGCTTCCGTCAGAAGGCTCTTATACTTGGCTGCTGTGGTCTCGCTGTCTGTGTCGAAGAAGAAATAAGCTGCCTTCGGTACGCTCTCCTCTTCCAGCGTGATAAGCCAGCCACCCTCGGTGTCGTCTGAGTACTTGTCGTTCTCGCCTGCACTTGCCTTCAGTGCCTGCGCATATCCGAACACCTGATACTCTGCCTTTCCGTCCGCTCCCTTAGAGAGGTTGCGAAGGATGATAACGAACTTTCCATTCGCCAGTCCGTCAATGATATTGGCGCAAACGTCAGGTGTGTTAGCCAATACCACGACTGCTACGGTGTTCTTCCAGCTGTTGCGATACGTGCCAACGGTCAGCTCGGTCTTGGTTCCAGTGAATGGCTTGCTGCCTTCCTGCCGGATAGCGTATGCTTTCTTGCCAGTCTTCAAAACTAATGTCTTAATTGTATTGCCCGCTACAACGGACTTGGTGAAGTCGATGTCGTCTCGGTTGATGATAAGTCCATCGCCCTCCAGTCCCTTCGTTACCTGGTCTTCGCAAGGGATTATGATGTCCTGGGCGATAAGGCTCTCGCAAGTTGTTGCCATATTAATTCGTTTTAAATTGTTATATCCCCAACACCGTTTTGTGGGTGTTGAGGATTGTCAAAATAACTTAATACTAAACTGAAAATTTGAAGCGATTAGTAAGCTGCATGGATCATGTCCTCTTCGAGGAGAGCCGTGCCAATCTTACCGGTAGCATAGAGATAGTTTCTGCGCTCCTTCTTGTCGAACCAGATGTCGAGGTCGCTGATGAGATTGTCTGCGTCTGTACCAATCATAAGGTGCTTAGGATTGCAGAATACCGCACGGTGTGGAAGGTTGATTGTAGCCTCGCCCTTCTCGTATGCCTTAATCATTCTGTCCCAGATGCCGACACGTGCAATCTTCACTCCGTTGTAGGTCGCTACTTCGAATCCATCGAACAACTTCTCCCATGGCATAATGTCGTGGTAGGTCTTCTTGAGGTCGTAGGTCAATGCGTCAGCAAGCGAGCGTGTCATGAGCAATACGGCATCGCTATCGTCTACGATACGTGTGTCTGCATCCATCAGGATGGTGTCTACAAGTGTAGTAGCCGCACCACTCTTGCGCAATTCAGAAATCTGCTCTGCTGCCGTAGCCTTACTGTTGGCTGCGATGGCGGTATGGTTCTTTGTCGCTGTGGCTGTAAAGATGCGCTTGAAGAGACCATCGCATACATTGAAATTACTGACATCTAAGCCTGCTGTCAGCTTGCCGCCACCTTCACCTGACAATGCTGCCTCCTTGTCACCAAGCCAGCCGAAACGCCAAATCATCTGCTCCATGGCTCGCTGGAGTGCATCTGCATAGATTGCCATAAAGTCGGTGCTGGTGAGGTCGCCAATGGCTGTACCAGTCTTCAGTGAATACTCTCCGATGGTTCCCTTTATTGCCTCGTAGCAAATCTTGACTGGGATTTCCCACTGTCCGAATTCCCAACGCTTCTGAGAGTTTGCGATACCCTTCTCCTCATAGGTAGGGTCGCAACCGCCACCCTTCTTACCGACCATTTCCATCTCTCCGAGAAGAGCGATAGGGTCTTTCTCTTTGACCTTCTGAATGTTCACGAATGAAGAGAAGTCTTCATCGTTGTAGAAGGTTTCCTGCACGGCATCCTTGATGCTTGCGAGGTTTTCTGGCTCGAGTGTAAGGTTCTCAAGCTGCTGTTTTGTAAATCCTGCCATTATTTTCTTTTGATTTAATGGGTTAATACTTTGTTACTTCTTGCCCTTTTTGTGGAGCTTTGCAAGTCTCTCCTTGATAGCGTTCTTGCCTTCCTCGACAGCGTTCACGTTGTCGCCTGCGCCCTTGCCGCTTGGCTGTCGCTGCGCTGGCTGGTAGTGGCTGCTGTAGCCTGCCAACACCTTCTCAGCACCGCCTGCCATCTTCACGGCATTCAGGATGCGCATGTCTTCCTTGCTCTTTGCGAGTTTCTGTGCGCCTGCCAGCTGCGCCTTGGTTTCGTTCAACTGCTGTTTGAGTGCTGCTACCTGCTGCTTCAACTTGGCTACAGTGTCGTTGTCGGTGCTTGATGCGCTGCCGCCTTCACCGCCCTCATTGTCGTTGTCGTTGTCGGTGTTGTCTGCGGTCTGAATGTCGGTAATTACACCGTCCTCGACAACAATTGTCTTACCGTCCGGCATTTCAAACGTTCCGTCCGGACTTGCCTTGTCGCCAACTTGTGGATCTCCCTCTTCACGCTCAACGGTCAGTGTCTGTCCGTCTGCTGTGTTGAGCTCCATCGCCTTTGGCTCTGCCTTGGCTTGTGGCTCTGCCACCGCCTGCTCTGCTTCCTCCAGTGTCTTCACGCCCAACTTGGCGAGAATCTTGTCGAGGAGAGAAGCCTTTACTTCTGTTTTCTTCTCCATTGCTTTTGGATTTTGTTGTTTTGAATTAATAAAATTTTCGATATTGCGTTTCGATGCGCTTGCGCTGATTGGTGCAACGGTGCTGCTGATAAGACCTAGGCGCATAGCCTCGCTGGTGCTGATGAAGATGTCCTTATCCATCAAGGCTTGAATCTCTTCCCGGTCGCACTCGCACCGCTCTACGTATGCGTCCACCATCTTATCCTGCCACATCTGCATTTCCTCGCTCTGATTCTTCAAGTCCTTTGCGTTCAGCTGGTCGCCCAAACACCAGCCAGGAACCCAAGGGTTGTGCAGGAGGAAGGCAGCGTTCTCGTATGCCTTGCGGCTCTCCTTCGGTGCTGCGAGCATGATGATTGTTGCCATGGATGCTGCCTTGCCCTCTACAGTGCAGGAAATCTTCTTACCGCTCTGCCGCAGTCGGTCATAAATCGCCCAACCTTCGACCACAGAGCCGCCATTGCAGAAGATGCGCATATCGATGGTATCATCGTCTTTCGGTATGCTTTCCGCAAAAGCATCTATGTCTTGAAAACATACGCAATCACCTCCAAACCATTGATACCAGAACTTGTTGTCTTGGCTGTCGATGTCGTTGTATATTCTGAGTTTTGCCATTGAATCGTGATTTTTTAAGTTTTAAAACGCTGCAAAGATACGATATTTTCCAATATGTTTATCTCGTAAGCAGTTAATTTTTCTAAATAAGCCGAATTTTTGCGTTCTAAGCGGTTTTTATTGCCTTGTGTGTGTAACTTTACCACCTTTAAGCGAAAACCGCTTAGAACGCGAATCTTGAAGAAATAACTACCCTTTAAATCCTGCCGATATTCTCTATCGTCTGCACTCTCCGCTGGGTGCGGTTTATTTCTTCCACGCTCACTACTGGCTGTGGAGCCATCTGATACCCTCTAGCTACAGCTGCCGCCAGCATATCCATGCCGATGTTGCTGCTCCCGTTGTTTACTACGATAGGAACACCACCGCCTAGCTGGTTGAATGCGGATAATATCGGACTGAACATTGAAGTCGCCTTGGCTGTCATTACGCTCTCGCCATTGGAAAGCCTTGCCGGGATGCTGTCGCTGGTTCCGGTTCCCGAGCCTTGGACGTAGCCACCAGTGGAGAATCCCTTGACTGCTGCCTTGGCTGCTGCAAACGCTGCCTTGATTAAAGCAAGTTTGGCTGCTGCACTTGCAACTCCTGCCCATCCACCATGAAGAATACTATCTGCAAGAATAGCTGCATAAGTCGCAGTTATTTGCTTCTCTATCGCATCTAGGTAGGTCGTCAGCATGGTTTTTAGGAAATTATGGAAAGTCAGATCCTGGCTCTCGAAAAACGAAGATAAACCATCACCGATTGCCCCGATATAATCGGCTATCATTTGGTTCTGTTCTTGAAGTTTCTGTTGCTTGTTCTTGTTTTCGTCAGCTTGCAACTGCAAAGTCGTATCGTGTAGTTCCTGCTGTAGCTGCTTCTGCGCTTCAACATTCTCTTGTGTCGTTGCTAGCTTCTGCTCCAGGAAAGCCTTGTATCTCTCCAGCTTGGCTGTATCGTCTTCCTCTCCAGTGCCACCGTTCATGATGTCCGCATCCTTGCGTGCCTTCTCTGCATCCTCGAACTCCTTGTTGAGTTCGTCCACAATCTCCTTGGCTTGGTTCTTCAAGTCCGCTTTCGCCTTAATCATGATGTCGAGAAGTTTTGCCTGCATTTCCTGCGCCTTTTCCGCTCCGATTTGCCCTGCCGCCACGTATGCGTCAATGCTCCTCGCTACCATGTTCTTCTCAAGCTGTTCGAGGTCGTTGCTGTAATCTCGCTCGTTGTCGTACATGCCTGCGAGGTATCGCTTCTTTGCGTCCATTACCTGCTCGTTGTACTTGTACTGTATAAGCGCAATCGCTTCCTGCAATTCCTTTTCCTGCTTCTTCCTGCGCTCTGCTTCTGCCTTTGCTTCCGCTTCTTCCTTGGCTCTCTGTGCCTTGGTCTTGGCAGTGCTGCCCTTGGCTGCTGGTGTCGTTCCCATGTTTCCGCTCGCTGGCTCGCTGCTGGTCGCTCCACCGTTCACGCTGGCTAGCTTTATGTGCTCGAGCCTTCCGTTCACGGTGTTCTCGAATCCGTCTGCAAATGAGTTTCCGATCTCGATACCAGCATTCTTGATGTCATGCCATGCTTCCTTGATAGTGCCGGAAATGTCGAATATCTCCTTGAATCCCTTCTGTGCCTTTGATAGGTCGAAAGTCACGATACCTTCGAGAATATCAAGCATGCCCTTGGCTGCAAAGCCCATCCTCTTGAATGCGTCTATTCCGAGATTACATACGAGTTTGATTGCGTTCCACATCAAGCGGAAACTTGTCCCGAGTGCATTGATTATCCCTCGCAACAGAAGGCTGTCATTGTACCAGTCGATGAAGTAGTTGATTGCCTGCACAACTCCCTTGATAACTGCCGTAAGTGATTTCTTTGCAATCGTTGACAACTGAGCCTTCATGTTCTCGAAGCCACCCCCTGTGTAATCAAACAGAGAAGCCATTGCGTCCTGCAATTCCTTGGTTGCGTTCAATTCGTCTTCTTGTGCCTTGGCGAGATCACCGGACTTTGCCTTCACTTTGTCCATATCAAGTTCGATATTACCGAGAATTTCGATATAAGCAAGCCCGGCATCCTCTCCCGGACCACCGAAGATGTTGGCAATTGCGCTACCCACAGCAGCACTTGATTGCGGAAGTTCCTTTAACTTATTAGCCACCTCTTGCATAACCTGGAATGTGGTCTTGTTTCCGTCCTGCAAGTCCTTTTGAACTTGCTTGGAAGAAATGCCTATTCCGTCAAGCGCAGCAGCCGTAGCGGTTGTCATTTCTCGCAGTCGTATATTTCCTTCCTTGATGGTATCAACACCCTTGTCGCTGAAAATTCCCTCCTTGGTCGCTTGCGTTGATATTGCCACCATTTCCTCTGCACTCAGTCCGGCTTCCTTGAAGTATCTCGGGTATTCCTTAATCGTATCGAGGAATTCTCCGTTGGCGTTTGCACCGCTCACAAGTCCGTCCTGCATAATTTTCAAACTCTCAGAAACGGAAATGCCGAAAGCCTTGCTCATCGTATTAGCAGACTGCATCGTCTCCGTGAATTCCAAACCGAATGTATTGGATACCGCAAGAACCTCGTTGCGCACGGATTTCATCTCGTTTCCGGTCAATCCGGTGAACTGCTTCGTCAGTCGTGTGGCTTCCATCAATCCCTTGTTGTAGTCATACCACCACTTGAATGCCATTCCGACACCAGCCACACCTGCCATGGCGAGGAAATAAGGGTTGGTCAATAAGGAAAGAGCCGTATTTTTCAAGGCACCAAACTTTACCTTTAGGTCTTCCACGGACTTTCCCATTTCCATAACCTTTCCGATTCCAGTATCATCAACAACATCAAAACCGAAAAACTCGGTGTTCTGCAGGTCGTCAGCCGCCTTCATCATGGAATCGTAATAGCTGCCGACACTGCGCTGGAATCTTCCAGTAGCCTCCTCAGCCTCTTTCAGCTCCTCTATCAAGTCTTGGATATGCTCCTGCATCTCCTGACCCTTGGAACTATCACGCTCGGCACGGCTCATCTCATCGTAAGCCTTGGTGGCATTGGAAAGCTGGGCACGCAGCTGCTTCAAGCTGCCTTCCTGCTCGTTCTCTGTGCGCACGTTGTTCTGGATCTCCTTCCGCAAGGTGCGCACGTTGTACTGATACTCCTTGATGGTTGCGTTGATGGCTTCCGTCTGCACCTTCATCTCGTTGGTCGTGATGGTCTTGTCTTTTTCCTGCTGCTGCAAGTCCTTGATGCTTGCCTTCAACTGGTCTATCTTCTCTTTGTATCTGATGATGCCATAGATTGCATCCTCGTACTTGACCTTGATGTCAAGAATCTGCTGTTTGTCTTCACTTACCATAGTTCTTTCTTTTTAGTTGTTCAACTCTATCATTGTAACCTCGCAATATCCGCTGTTTGTTGTCTTGATTTCGAGAACCGCAAAATACGCTCCATACTGGGCAAGGTACACTGGCTTCGTCTCGTCAAAATCCAGAATATCCAAGTCCGACAGATTGAGCCGCTCTGTGATTACGTGCGCCTTGGCGATGCTTGCTGCAAGCTGCTTGTACTTCGTATCGAAGATGTTCTGAAGGTCAATGTCGAATCGCAGTGCCGCCTGCTCCTTGTCATCCCTAAGCGTCATTATTCGCTCCTTGCATCCCTTATACTCTCCACCATTCTTCATGCCGAAAGAATCCAGTGTTCTTATCGGTATGCGATTGTCATCGCTGGCTGCAAAAGGTAGCGTCCACGTGTCCTGCTCATAGTCCAAAGTCTGGTTGCTGATTACGAGGTCTGCATCATAGTCCCCGGTTGTCTCTTCGTCTTCCTTCCACTTGTAGCGGTTGTGTTGCATAAAGTCTGAAACGGAATACTCGCTTTTCCGTGGTGCACCTTGGCGGTCATACGGAATGAGTTTTCCGCTCCAGTCGTAGGCGTTCGCCTTGTTTGCCCAAACTCTGGTAAACATGATAAACTGCACTTGCGTGCTGTTGGTCAGTTGCCTAGGGAACGAGCCAGTTATCAAAGCCAGAAACTTAATGAAGTTTGTTACCTCGATTTCAGGCAGATTTATGCCGATAGGGAAACTTCCACCAATCGGAACGCTGTCCCCACTCTTGACGCTCGCAGTGATTTTGCCGCCATAAACGGAAGGAATGTTGACTGTATTTATTCCGTGCATGATAGTCTCAAACGTCAATACATCGTCCTTCTTTAGCGATATAGTGTTTGTCCCTGCCGAAAGCAAATAAAGATAGCCATCGATAGCATATCTGCGTAGTACGACTGGGTACTTAACCTGTCCATCCTCGTACTTCAAATCTCCGAACTCGTATTCCTGCGTGGATGCCTCACCTCCAGTAGTGCTTGGCGTTGTAACGGTCATTTTCACGCCCATAGGCAACTGAATCTCCGCTGCGTCTTCAAACTGATGTCTGACGTAGTATTGCACTTGCACATCAAAGGCCAGTTCGCAATCCTTTGTTATCGTCAGTTTCTGCACGTCTTCGCCAGTGCTTGGCGATACGGAAGTTATGGAGTTGCTTATGGAAAGGGTGAGTGCTCCCAGTCCGTCACGACTCTTAACGTCTGCGGTCAGATTACCGATGATTGTCTTGTCGTCTGCCTTGTTGTTGATTATAGGCACAACTAGGTTGTTCAACATCTTCTTTGCTTCATCATCCTGCCACACGAAAGATACGCCCGACTTCCTCGCTATCCTTGACAATAGCCAGTTCACGGTCACACATGGCTGCAAGAATTTTGGGGACGTTTTATATTCATCCACCGCCACATCATCGCCTACGAAATCCTCCTTATTATCGCCATCTATCATTTCGTGCATAGGTGTCAGCCCGGTAACTGATAGCGACAGAGTGCTGTAATATTCGGCAGGTGCATTCACTACGAGGTATGCAGCTCTAGCCTCTCCTCTGATGGTGTATACTTCCAGCGTCTCATCTTCTCCGCTCACGGATATAACCCGCATGTACTTATCCAGTACTGCATAACTTCTGTAATCGCCCTTTCCTTGCGCTTGCACATTTGCCGTTGATGATGGCAAGAAAGGGATAAGAGCACAGATCATGTTCGATGCGCTCTCTATATTTCCGCTTATATACTTTCCGACCTCTGTACCTGTTCTGATGCGTCCACGGCTAGGCGAGTATTGTGTCGTGGTATATTTATTCCTCTGCACCAAATTAATGCCAAAGTTATCTTTGCTCTCAATTCGGTATGGATTGTAATAAGCAAAGAATATCCCATTGCTCACGGCTTCCTCCCTGGTGTTTGGAGTGTTGTACTTTTCAAAAAGCACTCTGTCTGTCACTCCCAGTTCGTTCAGTTTCATTCCGCTCTCTAGTAGCTTCGTGAACGCTGGCATTATACCCCAATAGATTGAGACATCGATATTTTCCTCGATGCTCAGAACGTTCAAACGTCCGTCCTTGATAATTTGTACACCTCCACGGAAAAAACTGCACTTATGGAAAATATAGGGGTATCTGCTGCCGCTCTTCGGTCTGTCCGCTTGCTGCAAAACTGAAAGGTTGTGAACAGTCCGTGGCAACTGGATGGTGTACGTGTAGTTCGAGGTCATTTTCGTGACGTCACGAAAAAGGTTGCTCTTGATGTCGAGCACCACATCGGTGTTCTCCGGCAAGTCCATCAAAACACCGTCAATGTAAAGTTGCTGGTCTATCATAGTCTCTGAACGTTAATGTTGTTAATAATCATTTCACACACGAAATCCTGCAAGCAAGCTGTGCTCTTCGTGTAGCTTCCTGCCTTGATTGTCACGCTCATCCACTCATCTTCCTCTTGCGTCCAGTCTCCACCGAGGTACATGTCAACAACTGGGCTGCTGGTTAAGTCTTGCAGCATATCAAACGTATCTCGGTCTACCAAAGGAGCACAAAGCTTGATGGAGTCCGTACGATTGTATCCCTGCCTTCTTCCATTATCGCCATAGTAGCCGTATAGGTAATCGTCTAAATTGTTGCGTATGAAACTCAGGTCGCTGGCTATTTCCCTCGTTTCCTCCCCAGCCGCAAAGAGCCAATAGCGGATAAATCCGTGTCGGTCAATCCAACGTAAATAGATACCGCTCTCGGTATCGTCTCTGTCGATGCGAAGCAATAGAGACTGCTTGCCACCGGTGGCTAGACTGAAAGTAAGGTCGAAAGTATTGTCAAACGTTCCCTGCTGAATCTCTCCATCATAGTCGTAGATGTTCCAGTATTTTGCACCACTAGGCAATATGCCTGCGTAGAAGTCCACCATACCGTTAATAGGAATCTTCAGTAGCTTATTTGGTACTCCCTCGTAACCGATTAGTAGGTTGGCGTTCAACTTGCTTAAGTATATGCCAAAGGTGAACGGATAATGAGTAAACCATGTAAGGCGTTTGTAGCCGTTCCACGTCTCCCCATACTTTGGTGCGCCCCAAACTATGTTCGTGGTGAAGTCGACGCTCGCAAGCTGTACGTTTCCGTCACCGTATGCGTTTACCTTGATACTCACGAGACGGTTTAGAATGCTGGAATCATAGCCTATCGTCCAATCGTAGGCTGCATTGATATGTCCGTCAAAAAGAGCTTGCACGTATGTCTTGAAGTCAGTTATACAACTGCCGTTAAACGTTTCCACATTGTAGGAACGTTCTATGTTGATATGTCTGATTATTACCTCAATCCACGATAGGTTGCTTCCGCTCGCCTTGATGATGCAAGGCAAGAATGCGAATCCTACAGCGTCCGGGTATTGAATCGTGATATTGTTTTTTGTCGTCTGTCTCATACCGTCTCATTGTTAAGTTTTATACTTCCCACCGACTGGTGGATTAAGAAAATAAGTCGCTGCCCAAGCCGCTTCATTGTGTCTGGAACGACGTTGCTGTATACGTCAGCCGTGCCGCCAGTCCGGTGCAGCTTAGACCCCTTGTTGGCGATGGTGTGTGCGATTGCTCCTGCCATGCTCATGTCGCCACGCTCTTGTGGTGTATACTTGTGTGCCCGGTCGGTCTTGTAGGGTATAGGTGTACCGTGCAGCCCCTTGTCCTTCATCCACTGCCGGATGATGCTACGGAAGCCGTATGGTATCTTTCCTGCCCTTCGTCCGGTCTCAAGCACCCCGAATGGCTTGTGTCCCCAGAGGATGGTTTCTTCCTCGCTGGGCTGCTCCACCTTTAGGCTCGCTATGGTGCGCCCCGATGCGTTCTGTCCGTTGATACGAATGTGGTTGATGATAAGCTGCCGTGCTCGCTCCACTTCTTCACGCATGATGAGCGATGCCGCCTTGGGGTCGAATTGAATGCCTCCCTTGCTCATACCTCACACCCTCCTATGCTCTGTGTCAGCTGAAGGGAGTACATTACGCCCGACACGATCGTGCTCAAGCGCTCGATGATTGTCTCGTAGTACTGCTGCCCCTCCAGCGGTTCGAACTGGTGCGACTGGTTGATGGCTCGTATCATCCTTGCCCCTGCCACCTTCATTCGGTCGATGCACTCTCCGTTGTCTTCTCCTTCCGCTCCCCTCGGTACGGTGTCGAGATAAGCCAGGGCAACGTTCACGGTATCGTATACCCTGCCGTTGCGTATCTCTGTCGTGCCGCTGGCTGGGATGATGCACACGATTGCCGGATAGTTCAGTTTCTCCAGCTTGGTGTCTGCTGTGTCCCAGTCCTCGAATAGGTAGGTATAGTCTGGTAGCGTGTCTGCTGCCAGCTGCTTTAATGTTTCTCTGATTGTTGCCATAATTATCTGGATTTACGTTTCATTTCCTCTGCCTGCAACTTCTGCAGGTTCCGCTCGTATACGCTTCTCTTGTTATCCATTTCCATGCACTTGTAGATGCGAAGCCATGGAGTTTTTAGAACCTGGTCGTGGTCGCTGATGCCCATCCTTACCGCATACCAGTCCAGCATGCCGAACAGTCCGAACCGCAGGGTATCGATGCCTGCCTCCTTCTCCAGTCTCGTTGGCTTCGCTGTGTCTGTACTTTCGAATAGCTTGTTGATGCGCTCCACCTCTGATGTTACCCAACCGATGAGCATAACAACATCAACCGCCCTAGCCTGCTCCACTTCCTTGTGGCTCAGACCGAGGACGGTTGTCACTATCTGATACAGACTTTCTTCGCTGTCTGATAGCTGGGAAAGGTCTATTAGCTGCCCGATGGATAGCTGGTTGAGATTGTCGGGCACTTGCTTTCCTCCAACGAAAGCTGGTCGTGGCTGCTTGCCGATTTTATAGCTGGTGTGCCTAGCAACTGCCAGCCAATACTTGAATGTAGTGTTATTATCCATACGCTTTATAATTTTGTCGTTATCTTTGTCTCAATACGTGCGCCCTAGCCGTTCCATGGCTTGCTACTGATAACTTCTTCAAGGCTACGTATCTTATTGCGTCTATGCCGTGGTTGAATGCGTCTATAGGCTGGTTCGTGGTCTCTCCATCCCTTGACTTCTTCCACTTGTATTGCTGCATGTTCCCGATGATGCCGTGGCTGCGTCTGGTTATGTTGATGCGGAAACGCTTGAGAATGTCGATGCCGTTGTTGATACTGTCCGCTCCCTTGGTGCTGCCGATTATCCACAGCCCTCGGTTGTGTATCTCCTGAATGCTCTTAGGCTCTGCCGAATCCGCAATGATAAGGTCACGTTTCGTCCGTCCTTGTTCCTTGCATCGGTCTGCGATGTCATCGTTCGTCATTCCAGGCTGGTAGATTTCTTCGTCCACCCATAACTCTCCGTGCGCCAATATAACGTGCTCCAGCGCAGTTGGGTCGTTGGTGAATCCGAAGTCCATACCCCTGCAATCCATCTTCCACTCCTCCCTTGGTGGCAGCTTGTCAACGATGCCCCAGTTGGTGAAGATAAGCCCGGTTATCTTTCCGGTCAGTCCACGCGCATATACTCTCCAAAGTTCGGGGTCGTCAATCTCTTCAATTTTCTTGTGCTCGCTCTCTGTAAGGAATCTGTTGTTGCGGTGGTCACTCAGGATCAATCTGCAATCATCCCTGCCGATGATATTGTTGTGCACCCAGAAGCGTGCGCTTGGGTTGTAATCGATGAATACCTGCTTTCGGGTTCGGATTGCTAGCTGCCAAAACACTTCGTAGGGCACACCGTTCGCCTCGTTCACGAACAGATAGTCTCGCTTACCGTTCTTAGCATCCTGCGCATCTTGATAACTCTTGAACTCGATGATTGAGCCATTCTTACCTCTGTAGCTGCTGTCGCTCTTGTTGTTCTTGAACCAGTCCAGCAACTCTGCCCTTGAGTGCAGGATGGTGTCGAGGTCTCGCATGGCTCCCACTTTCAAGTTCGGGAGGTCTTGACCGCACACCGTGATAATTGCCATGGGGTGTTCAAAAGAAAGCACTATAAGACGCTGCATGATGGTGTATGTCTTCCCCGAGGACGTGCCTCCTTGGTTTACGAGAAACCTTGGCTTCACGTCCGCATTCGGGTCATACAGTTCACCAATAACGTCAAATAGTGCCATACTTTCAAACAATAAAACTTAAAACAAAATTATGGTAAAAAATTATTCTTTATCCAATCCTTCACGCTCGATTACTTCCTGCTCGCTGGATGCACACTGGTGTCCAGAGTTGATGTAGCGTACCTCGATGCCGCCTTGGAATCCTGCGTTCAAATCGAGCACGACCTTATCCAGCCCGAGCAGCTTGCAAATCTGCGTCTCTGCCTTGATGATGATGTCTAGGTAGCGTGGTTCTCCGAATCCTCGCTTCTCGGCATCGTACATTATCGCCTTCACGGTCTCGATGGAAATCTGTTTTCCTCGCTCATCTACGACTGGCAGTCCATGCTGGGTTGATTTCTGCAAGTGGTAGTCTTCCTTGGATTTCTCCCATGCGTCCCAGGCTTCACGTATCACCAGTTTCAACCTTGCCACCTCGCTGGTTATTTTCTCGTCTGTGTCGGTCAGTCTCTCTTCCCTCCACTCCTTCAATAGCCGCTGAATGTCGCAGTGCGCTTGATTGTATTTCGGTCTGTCGAGCCGTTTGCGAACCTCTGCCGTGATTTCTCGCTCCGTCCACCCTCTGCGGTATAGGGGTGCGATAATCTGCAGGCGGTTCTCGATGTCGATTTTCTGCGCTCGATGTTTGTTATTATTACCTTGTGGCATATTTTGATTTCTTGAAATTTATTTGATTTTTTATAAAAATTCTACTTGAAAAACTTGCATATTTCAAATAAATTTCGTATCTTTGCAAACGTAATAAGGGAAGTGTCCTTACTTACTGAAACCCTCCGAGGATGAGGGAAAAGTAAAATGAAATCCCAAAGCCTTATGAGAACTTACATTTCGATTAGGATTTGGAAAATCAAAATAACCTTCACGATTGAGCTCTGAGGGTTTTGATTATTCCAAGGGGTGGTGCTCGAACCACCACCCCACTTTGGGATTTCGTTTGCAAATTTACGAATTAATTTTCATATCACCAAATTTTTAACATTATGAGTACTACGAATGAAACTACCTCCAAATCTTGGGGAGGTGCTCGCAAGGGTGCAGGGCGAACGAAGAAATACGCTGCAACATTCTATTTCGGTGCTACCGAGGACGTGGCTAACATCTTGGCAGGGGTCGATAAGAAAGACCGCAGCGGCTTCATCAACCAGTGTATTCTCAAAGCGATGGGCAGGGGTTAATCTCCTGCCTTTTTCGTTTCCGCTCCCTTGGAGGTTATTTTCTGCGAATTTTGCATGTGTGCCGCTCTCTCCGCAAACTGGTGTAGTTTATCAACCTTGAAGAGAAAAGCCGACACATCGCAACTATTCGCCCCGCTTCTTGAACTCGTCTATCTTGACAGCTTTCTCGCCAGTCAGCTTTTCCCAGCGTGCAATGATAACATCGCAATAATGTGGGTCGAGCTCCATCAAGAACGCATTGCGGTTTAACTGCTCGGCTGCGATAAGCGTTGTGCCACTACCACCGAAGCTGTCGTAGACATTCCAGCCTTCCTGCGATGAATTCTGAATAAGATATGCGAAAAGTGGAATAGGCTTCATGGTCGGATGTTCAACACTCTTTGTCGGTCGGTCAAACTCCATAACGGTCGTCTGTTTTCTGTCGCTAAACCAATTGTGGCTTGCTCCCTTCTTCCATCCATACAAGCAAGGTTCATGTCTCCATTGATAGTCTTGCCTTCCTAATACCATAGAGTTCTTTACCCATACCAAATTCTCTCGCAGCTCCAGGTCTACCGTATTGATAAGGGCTTTACGAAACCAAAATGAGTAGCCATCGCTGTGGAATATATAGAACGAAGCACCTTTTTCCATATTTGCATTGGCAGCGTTAAATGCGTTTGTCAAGAATTCCTCGAATTTATCGTTGTCCATCTTGTCATTTAAGACGACCAGTCCATCCTTGCGATGTCCTTCTGTTGCTGCGCCATCATAACCGTAAGCCACATTATACGGTGGGTCTGTAAGATACAGATTAACCACTTGCCCCCCCATAAGGAACTTGACCTGCTCTGCATCCGTGGAGTCACCGCACATAAGGCGATGTTTTCCGAGTTGCCACAGTTCGCATTCCTTGCACCGCTGTGGGATTTTCTCTGTGTCCTCATCGAACTCATCGTCCTTTGCCTCCTTCTGATCCTCGTCTGCCTGCTCTCCATTTTTCAATGAATCAGGACTCATCCACCCTTGCAGCTGCCAGTCTTGAATACCCCAGTCCTTCAAGAGGTCGGTATTCCACTGGTTCGCCAGTGCATCGGTGTCCCAGTCTCCGAAGCCTGCATTGTCCTTGATGATGAATTCTTTCTTCTGCGCCTCCGTCAGGTCTGATGCCTTGACGATCGTTGCAGTTGGCTGCTCCTGCCACAGGTTCCAGTAGTTGGCGATTGCCAGCTTCTCTGCATCGGTCAGCCGCTGGTCTGTGTCGAGAACGTCCATGATGGCTTCCGGTGTCATGCTCACGATGTGGCATAATGCCCTCGTTCTCATATTGCCACCCAGTGCCTTGTAGGTCTCGTCTACGACTATAGGGCGAAGCTGGAGCATCTTAGGAAATACAAGAATGCTCTTTACCAGCTTTTGGAAATTCGCCTCAGTTATGGTTCTAGGGTTCGCCTCATTCTCGCTGACCCTCGATAGTGCGATTTCTTCTGTTTTCATTTTCTTCTTGTTTTAAGTCCAAAAATCATGCTTATCTGATAAACACTGGCGCAAAGATACGACTTTTTTGCTTTAGTTGTTTGTTCTTTGCACACTTTTAACTTTTTCCAACACTTCGTTTTTATTTTATCCATCAAAGGCTCGGATGGTCTTCTGTAGGGTTGTCTGCGGTTTCTTAGGCTTCACTCTGACCTTGTATCCTGCACAGACCCATGCGAGGAGAAGTGCGTCTCTCTGGTCTTGGTTCATTCTCGGCATCTTTTGTCCTGCGCTTACAAAATAAGCAAGTTCGTCTTGGGTGATTTTTCCGTCTTTACCCTTCCAGCACTTCTTTAGTGGCTTGACGATTTCGCAGGGGATATTGTAGTGTTTGCAGCACTCTACGATAAGAATTCCGGTCTGATGGTTCATTCCGGTGGATCGTCCGATGGCTGCTGCCTTGACTGCTGTCATGAACCGATTAAGCACATGCCAGTTGCTTTTGTTGAGCCAGCCGCCTTCAATAACGACCTTAATCTTCTTGCAACTCTCGTTCATTGCTCTTAGGTAATCTATCAAAGCTGGGAAGTTCATTTTATAGGCGAGAAACTTCTTGTCGTCATATACTGCACCGACACCGCTTTCCTGGTTGTCGGGGTCGATTCCAATTATAACTGTTCCTTTTTCCATTTTTTTCTTTGAATTACTTATTTTGTTCAAATTTCGCGTATAAGCGTTTATTTTGTTTTGCTGGTGTAGTTTATTATCCAGCACACTTTACGTGCGCATATACGTGCGCACATGCGTTATTATCCCTATCTATCCCCTACCCCTTTCTTTCCCTTCTTTTCGGTTGCGATAGAGAAAGCTGGCAGGGATTCCGGAAGTTGCGCCTGCGGGCAAAATAATGAATAACAAAATGTATATGTTGCAGGGTTCTTCCTTCTTCCACCGCCAGCCGAATGAATAAAAGCATAATTTCTAACGATTTCTTTTTCTTACTTCTTCATGTACCACCTCGCTTTCTTTGTTTGCTGTCAGACTTCGGGAGATGCGTTTCCGGCTCTCATATCGTAATTTCAAGATGTTATAAGTTTATTTGTTTTGATAGGGAGCCATCCCCTTCTGTCCTCGCTGGTTAAAAACTCTATTATTGAACTCACGACCGATTATTCTTTTTGTTTTCGAGCAGCCATGCCAGATGCGCTGCCTGCTGCGGATTCTTGAACATGGAAAGAGCCTTCTCTGTGTCCGGCTTCTTCCTCTCACCACGCATCGCTCTGTCTGCTACCCGGTTCTTCGTACCGTAGTTCCGGTAGTGCTTACTCCAGTACTCCTTTTGATACGCCCGGTACTTTTCTCTGTTTCTCTTTCGCCATTCCTTCGTGGCTTTCAGAATCTGTTCCCGGTGCTCCTGGTAGTACGTTCTGTTCTTCTCCCTTGTTGCGAAATCGCTCATTGCATTCAAGTATTACCTGATGTTCTACATATTGCTTGCGTGCCGGGCAGTATAGCCCATTTAAGCAGTTTCGCCCGGCATCGCAAGCCTTGCATAATTCACTCGCCATACGTCCTAGAATGGGTCTGACGTGAAGGCGAGGTACTCATTGCCATCGTATGAGATACACTGAGCGAAGCTCGCTGGTTCTCCACTATGGATAGGCAATGCGGTGTGTCTACTCTCAAACCCCACTCCACGGTCACGAATAAATAACGCAGGAAGCCACTTGTAGTTATCTCCGCTCCTCACCAGCACCTTATCGAAAGGCTTGAAGGCTCGATGTTCCTTCGCTTCCTTCTCTTTCTTCCAGATGGCGTAATGTTTATTGAACAGTTCGACTTCGTTCTCTGTCGCTTCTCGAAGTTCCTTGTTAACGCTTATACGCAGGTCGAAGGCTTGGTCGGTCACGAACTTCTCGGTCTCAATCTCATACTGGTTGCCGAATGTTAGCGTATCTTCGCTTTCGTTCTTGTCGATGAGCTTGCCGATGATTGTCAACTCTCCGTCCTCATCATCCTCATTGAAGACGTAGAGTTTGCCAATTTCAAACGTAAGTTTCACTGGCTTCAAGTCAACAACTTGCTTCTTCTCAGCATCCCAAGCCTTGCCTTTCTTTGCGAGAGATGAGAAGAACTGTTTTTTCTCTTCTTCTGTAGCAAGGCGAATTTCTACGATATTCTCTTTGGATATTTTATATTTACCGCTAATATCTAATTCCTGTGTTGTAATATCTAGTGAAGCGTGGTCGTATAATTCACCATTCCTTTTATAGTAATTAAAGATTTCGATAAAAGTACCGCCCTTACATTTCACGAACAAAACATCTCCATCCTTGAACTCTGGCTTCTCTATCTCCAGAGTATCACGGTTCAACTTGCCACCCAAAAATTTCTCAATAGTGTTGATGTAGGTCTTGGCTTCATCATCGCTAACTTTATTAAACAGAAAAGTTATCATTTCGGATTTTTCTTTGCTATAATCTTCGAAACATTCTTTCCAAAGATAATGCTTGCAATTAAATCTTGTGTAGCAATTATCTTTAAACCCTTCAAAGATAACATGTACGTCTCCGTTTCTATGAACGAGCACGTCTCCCTTCTTGAAAAACTTGCTCCAATCTCTCATTTCGTTGGAAGGGAAGAGCAGAATTTCTCCTTCTTTATAGATTTTTCCGTTCTTGTCGAAAAAGTGTTCTCTTCCAGCTTCGTCCTCAGTCCAGATTGCTTTCGCACTGTCCTTGTCGTTTGCCATTCCACTGTGCCATACCTTTCCGCATTTTGGCGTGTACAATTCTGTACCGTACTCTTCATCTTTGAGTATCTCGTAAATATCAATATCTTTCTGTTCCATTGTCTGAATGTTTTTATTGTTTTCTATTCTCACTTTCATAATCTGAATGTTTTTTATTGTTTACAACTTCACTCGTCCGAGTTTCTTGTACAGTTCCACCAGTTCCTGAGTGTCGAGCCAGAAGTCGGTGTTGCCAACGTATACGTGATGTCGGTGTTCGTCCGTGATGATTTCTATCTTTTTCATATTTTTCGTTATTTAAAAAGTTCCTGCTGTGGATGAATGATGTCTGCACGCTTCTTCTTAGCTGCCCAGAGAAGGAGGTTGGTGTTCTTTGTTCCAGCATTCTTCTCGAGGTCTCTGATGATGCAGGTCAGGGCATCGTGCTCCGCTTCTTTCTCATTACCGTAGAAGATGCTGAGAGTGTCATATCTACTCGGGTAGGCTACCGGGCTGTCGTACTCATGCTTTCCCTTCTGAATGCTGTAGCCCCATATCCAGCCGAACTGTGTATTGGCGGTCATTACCTTCCATCCCCAGTTGTCTGCACCCTCTACGGCATACTCGATTACGTGCGGATTGATGCACTCATCCTTGATATTGAACTGGAAGCCTTCGTGCTCTGCAACCGGCTTCTTGATGTCGTAGCTATTATCGGTCAGCCACTTGAACCAATCGTTCGATGTCTTGAATACGAGCCCTGCGGCTCTGCATTCGTGAAAAAATAATTCATTCATGGCTTTCAATCTCTATAAAGTGACAATCTCCGCAAAATGCGCAAGCACAATACTCGCCCAGTTCCTCGGCATCAAGGGCACACACATTGCAGCCACTTTCATTACGAGTATCATTCTTAACTCTGAGAACCTTGCCTTCTACATTCAGAAGCGTACCTTCCTCGAAATCCTTGGCTATTTCGTTCGGTTCATTAATTACAATTACTTCTTTTTCCATATCTATCCCTCCTTGATGTACTCGGCAAGTGCTTCACGCTGCTCAGATGTCAGTGCGTCTGCGATGCGCTCGGCAATCTCTTTTTGGTCAGAACTGCTCATTCTCTCGAAGGTGTCGGTAATGATGTCGGCAGCAGTATCGTCTTCGAGATACCACATATTATCCTTTACCACGTCCGCTCTTTCTTCTTCGCCTGGTAAGTTCCTGAACATGTCAACCAAAAATTCCTCTTGGTCTTTATCCGATAAGTTGTTGAACATATCCTCTAAGTCGATGTCAATGCTCTGATTATTGTATTCTGCCATAATTCTTTTGTTTTAAGCGTTTAAATTCTGTTTGATGTATAATTTGTCGCCCGATGCGTGAAAACTCCACAGAGCGGCTATTTTTGCCCTCATTCGTGGACTATATAAAGTTGTTCATAAACAGTAGATTTCACCACAATAGGTTCAGAACCTAAGTCGTTACCATCTACCTTGATGGCAATCTCC